GAGCCAATGGAGGTGACTAGTGACTAGCCTATTGCTTATGGCTACATATTTATGAACTTAATAGATTTAAGGCTTGACTTTTCGAGTCTTTTTTGTTATTATATACTAAAGGAGAAAAAAATGACTAGCATATTTGATAAAGTAAGCACAGCTAAAGAACTCAAAGAATCAGAAGACTTTTCAGGCGGTCTACTTTGGAATGTACAAGATATATTGCCTAAAGGTTCACTCGGTCTTATAACAGGTAGCGAAAAGAGCATGAAGTCCTCACTAGCTCAAGATTTAGCACAGGCAATGGCACTAGGAGAGCCGTTCGCTGGCAGAGAAACAACTAAAACTAACGTGTTATTTATTCAGAATGAAAATAGCAGACTGACAGAACATCAACGCTTGAAAGGTTCAAGAAGAGATAGTCCTGATAACTTATATTTCTTACATGGTGGAGCTTTCAAACTTGATACATGGAAATATGACAGCCAAGGGAAAAAGCACAATGTAGGTCTTAGAGAACTATATAACTTCATACTAGAAAAAGACATCGGACTTGTTATATTAGACCCTCTCAAAGACTTGTTAGAGGACAACGATATAATCAACGCAAACCAACCAATGGCAGAAGTCCTAAGAGGAATTACAAACCTTAGAAATACTTTAGATATGAAGCACGACAAGTATGTTACATTTATGATTGTGGCGCATGCTCGAAAACAAGCTGGTGAGCAATCTTTAACAGAGCGTGATTTTCGTATCATTCCGAGCCATATATTAGGTGCTACGACTATTCCATCTTGGTATGAGATTGCCTTTACTATGTCGCCTAAAATTAATAGTAAGACTAAAAACAGATATTCTATCATGAAAGTATTTGCTCGAAACTTTGCTTTCAATAATGAAATTCTTTGGGGATATGTTGGTTCGGCTTTTACATCAATCGAACAAGATAAAAAAGAACCAGATAGCGAACTAGTGGAAAAAGTAAAGGTTGAAACTCCAATCGAAACGACGAAAGAATCGGCACAAGCTTTCTTAGACTTAGCTAAAGAGCAAGGAAAGGTAACAGAAAATGAGTGATAAATGGTACGTTATTAAAGTTGGCGAAGAAGTTAAAAAAACACACTACCTAACAGATAGTTTCGTAGTGCGTAAACAGATAAACGAATAGCTGATTCTGAAAATATAATAATTCTCACTACACCAAGCAAAGAAATAGCAGAAAGTACAAAGAGAGCGCTAGATGAACAATTATGAGAACAAAGCAATTATTTTACACGCAGAAGTTTACGGCTGGCTGTATCGTGCATTAGAAGAAATGGTAAAAGCAGAATGGCACAATGATGAACTTTTCAAAGTATGGCTTGGTCGTGCTGAATTTCTAGTCAGACAGTCTAAGAGGTTGCATACAGCTTGCGAAAATGATTATTCTAAACGTGCATTGATTAGAGCATTACAATTAAAAGCAGAAATAAATAAAAAAATATCATCTAATGCTTTACAATAGTAAATAATTTTGATATAATAGTATATATAAAAATAAAGGAGAAATAATGATAACATCTTTTGAATCACTAGCTGAAAGGCGATTAATTACTCTCAATTATCATAAAAAAGATAGTCAGCAGTATATCAATAGCTTAAATTACTTTGAATATGCTAGAATGTACTTCGAGAAAAATGGCTTTCCTGATGATAACAGGCGAGTTTATCAAAGTGGCAAGCGAAAAGGTCAAAAAGTTGGCTGGTCTGATAAAGAGGAAAAGCAACAAAAAGACGATATTAGAAAGTTCATTTATGAAAAGCAACTACAAAAGTTTAAAAGCAGAAGAAAAAGCTAGTAAACATTATGCCAGAGGCGTCAGAAAGCTGTCTAAAGAGCTCGAAGAAATGAACGAGACAAAGTATAGGGCAGAACCTAACGAGTGCTTATATGGCTTAATAAACGACTTGTGGAACTACTGGGACGACGGATACATTTTACCAATGCTTAAATATAATATCGAAATTACAAGACAAGGGAACGTATTTATCGTAGAAAGAGGAGAAAATGAGCGAAGTTGAAACTTTTGTTGAAATTGAGGGTTTTGAAAAATATGAAGTGTCTAATCTAGGCAAAGTTAGAAATATAAAAAGCGGTAGAGTGCTTAAACCTTTTCTTACTAAAAATGGATATTTAATGCATTTATTATACGAAAATAATAAACATAAACAGAAGCATCTATATTTACACAGAATTATAGCAACTGCTTTTATAGACAACCCTGGAGAAAAAACTCAAGTTAATCATATTGACGAAAATAAGACAAATAATGATTTAAGTAATCTTGAATGGTGTACTGTAAAAGAAAATAACATACATGGCACTAGAACAAAAAGGGTTGCCGAAAAACTCTCCCAAAAAGTTATTCAATTAGACTTAAACGACAATGTATTAAATGAATTTGAATCAATGAAACAAGCAGAACGAGAAACAGGAATTCCAAACGGAAATATAAGCAGTTGTTGCAATGGAAGAACAAAAAGTGCAGGCGGATATAAATGGAGGAGAAAATGAGCGTATACGAAAAATTAAGCATCATTAATGTTAATGATAAAAAGAGTAAAAAGAATAATCTTGACTATCTGAGTTGGGCGTTCGCTTGGGCAGAAGTAAAAAAAGTTTATCCTGAAGCTAATAGTAAAGTTTATGAAAATGAACAAGGGTTAAACTACCACACAGACGGTCGCACAGCTTGGGTTAAGGTTGGTATGACTATTGAGGGCCTAGAACACATTGAATATCTACCTGTAATGGACTATCGTAACCAATCTATCCCAGTTGAAAAACTGACTTCAATGGACGTAAATAAAGCCATTCAACGTGGACTGGTTAAGGCAATCGCTCGTCATGGTTTAGGGCTATACATTTATGCGAACGAAGATTTGCCTGACTTGACAGAAGAACAGAAAGAACTGGAAGCTGAAAAGCAACGACTTAGAGAGATCCAGCCACTTATCAAACGAGCTGAACAGCTAGGATATCAAAATATTGACAGCTTGAAAAATAAGACTAAAAAAGAAATTACCGACATCATGAAGATTTGGTTAGCACAACAAGAAGCAGAAAAAGGAGAATAATTAAATGGCAATCATCACAGTTACAGCACAAGTAAACGAAAAAAATACACGTACAGTAAACACAGCAAAAGGCGACAAGAAAATTATTTCAGTTCCTTTATTTGAAAAAGAAAAAGGATCTAGCGTAAAAGTTGCATACGGTTCAGCTTTCTTGCCTGACTTCATTCAATTAGGAGACACAGTAACAGTAAGCGGTCGTGTACAAGCTAAGGAATCAGGCGAATACGTAAATTACAACTTTGTTTTCCCCACAGTTGAAAAAGTGTTTATCTCTAATGATAATAGTAGTCAATCACAAGCTAAACAGGACTTATTTGGTGGTTCTGAACCGATTGAAGTTAATACGGAAGATTTACCTTTCTAGTGGAAAGTTGGTTATATGTACACAGCAGAAGAGAAAGAGCAAATCATCGACATCGTGGATAAGATGAGCTTGCTTAAACAAGACTTTGACGGAGCTTTCACTTGGATCAAGGAAAACGTGGCAATGCCATTTGACTTTGACGGAGAACAGCAATTCATATCAGACTTGAAACAGTTAGTTAAAATTAACGCTTTGAAGTTTGGTAAAATATATGAAGGAGTATTAAATTGACAACATTAAGAGAACTACACAAAAAACTTAAAATCAAACAAACGCTTGACAACTACGTACGAAACACAAATAAAAAATACAAATATAACTTTGTTCCTGATGAAATTCTTGGCGAGGGAATGGCTAAACTGATTGAGCTTAATACGCAAGGTAAACTTGGACGACATGCACAGCAGATTGCTTATATCAATCATAACTTGAGCTTACAGCGTCAAAAAGAGCAACTGGAACAAGCTAACGAACGACTTGTTAAACGTGCTGAGAAAGCCCAAAAATTGCTTGACACGGAACTTTTGAAAGATAGCTACATCGAAACGCTTGAAATGTTTAGTAAATACAATTCAGCAAAACAATATACTATGTGGGACGACCTAGAAACTCCTGATAAAGTGATTGAGTTCATGGAAAAGAACGGAGTTAAACAAGGGAAATGGCTACGTCCTGAAGGAGTTGACGCTTGGTTCAAAGAACGAATCATTTGGTTCAAGAATAAATTGAAAGAATAATAATTAACAATAAAAACTTTTTGCTTGACAGCTTAGAGTTTTTTTATTATACTTAATACATCGAGTTAAGGAAAGAGGTAAAACAATGACAAAAGAAAAAGCACTTGAAAAAATTGAAATAATTTATAAACTTAATGGTGATTTTGACCATGCAACTAAGTACATAACCGGTTTATACGGGTTGACTCCTGACTTTTGGAAAGAAAACTTTGATTTTATAAGTAGTAAAATGATTGCCAAATACCCTAACTTGTGCTACGGCGGTATTGTCTAATGGAATTAAAACAATGCGTAACCTGTGGGGCTTCAAGTTTTACTAATGGTAAATGTGATTATTGCGGTAATCATTATGAAACGGAAACTATTTTTGAGGAGCAAAAAGAACAAGAAACAACTTATACAGAACTTAGGTTTCAAGAAACTAAAACAGGTAAACTAATACTAAAAATCATGATTTATACTTTAGTATCTATTATTTGGTTTGCTGTAACTGTATTTATCCCACCGCTGTTTATAATAACAATTATTTTATTAGTGGTCTATGGCACTTATCGCTTGATAAATAAAAAGAAATAGCTTATAACAGCATATAGAATAAACTAGAAAGGTAATAATGGAAAGAAAATACTTTAACGACAAAAGGTATTGCCATTGCTTCGATATCCCAACAAGTAATGGTTCAGGAGTTTGCAAAGATTGCAGAGGATATACAAACATCTGTTATAGTTGCGATCGCTGTCTACATTGCTGGTGTACATCGCAGATTGAACTGTTTACCGAATATGATGAACCTAAATTACTGGAACTTATAGAAAAATGGAATAAATTTTACCAAATCAGAAAGACAATAAATAATGCTTAAGTTAGACGAGAAGAAAATCAGAAAAGGCA